GGTACGCCCGGAGGGATTCGAACCCCTTAAATATTTAATGAATATGCGGTTTCTGAACATATCTGACTAATGCTTGACTAATTCATAAATGTATTTAATTTTTCTACGGTTTCTTTAAAGTGATTTGTACGAATATGTGTATAAATATTTCTTGTAACCGAAATGTCGCTATGCCCTAATAAATGTTGAGCATCTTTTACGTCTATCCCTGCTTCAAAAAGTATTGTTGCGTAAGTATGACGCAACTGATGAGCTGTTATATCAAGTCCTGTTTCTTTTTTATATTTATCCTAACGACGTTGAAAAGCTGAATAACCGAGTGGCTTTGTACCGTCAATCGAAAATATAAAATTTTCATCTTTTCCTTTAGGAAGTTTATCTGCTAATACATCAAGCAAAACCACTTTGCGAGTGCCGTTTTCTGTTTTGGTACCTTTAATATGAGGGACGTTGCTTTTATGATATACAGATTTATAAACATTAATTTCTTTATTATCGAAATCAATATCTTTAAACTGTAAAGCAAGAGCTTCGCCCTTTCTTAATCCGGTGTATAACAAAAAATATGGGAACAAACCAAAAGAACAATTTAGACTATTTTTCACTGTTTCGGTTTCTTCTTCTGTAAGAGGTTGTCGTTTGATAGCTGACTTGCCTTTTGGAGGACTAATATATCTTGTAGGGTCATTTTCAACATAGCCTTTTATATAGGCGTATTTAAAAACTAATCGGACTATGGATAATTGGTCTTTTATGGTTTTTGTTGCATAATCTCTTGTTACATAATAGTCTAAATATTGCTCAATATCGATAGGCTGTATTTCTTTGATATACCTATTATCAAATTCTTCTATTGCGTGACTAAGTAAAATTTTATATCTTTTTGCGGTATTATACTCTATCTTAGGAAAATGTTCTTCTTCCCATTCTTCTGCAACTTCACTAAACAGTTTACCTCTTTCTTCTTGCTGGGTGTAAGCAAGAATTTGACGATTAATATCACGTTCAGCTTGTTGCTCCGTAGTTTTGCTACTGTAAAAATATAATCTCTTACCGTTGATTGTGACGACTTTCAAATATCGTCCGTCTTTTCTTTTTTTCATGTCCATACACTCCTTTTAAAATTTTTGTATTGCAAAAACAGAGCGTATGTGATACAATAAATTTGCGAATGTGTATTCATACACTCTATTTTTAAACTCTCTGACTGTTGGTAGCGGTCGGGGAGTTTTTTACTTAATGAATGTCTTGATTTAATTTATTAAAAATCGATTATTTTAATAAATTAAAACGCTTTTAATACCGTTATAAAATATACGAATGCTATAAAACAGGGAATGAATATAATAGCAAATAAAATACCGCATCCGATTCCCTGAACTGTTTGATTAACAGTTTCACCTGGAGTTCTTGCACCACAATGCGGACAATGCTTGGCTGTTCTTGCTATACTTGCCCCACAGGTGCTACAAGTTATTAGTTTTCTGTTGTTTTTTACTTTGTTTGATGCATTCGTAGTTGCTTTTTGAGTTGGTAACACGTTATCTTTTTGAGAGTTTTCTTTTGGACTATTATCCAACTGTGTAACGTCATCATCTTTTTGATCTCTCACTATTAATATGCCGATAAATACAACGGCAATTATCCAAAATATAATACTAAAATAGTATGCGTGTAAAATACGAGATCCATCATCAAAAAGCAAAAGTACAAATCCAAAGATTGTAAAAGATACAGCCAAAATTATCAACTGATTATTTGTCACATCATTCAATGAAGATTTTTTCATAAGTGTTTTTCTCCTTGTTTTAATACAAGATTAAAATGTTTCTTATCTTTTTCCAACAGAATATGCAATAAATATAATTAATGCATATACTGCAAAAATTACAAGAGCAATACCGTACATTTCTAATATCAAAAATATTATTCCGACAAAAAGCAAAGGGCAACAATATACACCTATTGCACAACCGGCTACCGAACCTGCCGCTTTATTAAATTGATCATCAACATATTTGTTAGTATAATCAGAGGCAGGAATTAGTGTACGACCACAAGTGGGGCATGTACTATGATTTATAAATATATCTTTGCATTTAGGACAAATCATTTTTGTATCAGATTTGACATGTGAAGAATGAGATATACTTATTGTAGGCGCTGTGTTCACTACAGGCAGCGATATTGTTGTAGGAACGAGATTTACAGTGATTTCATTATCTATTCCTATAGAATCTGCAAGTTCATGGATTTTTAATATATTAGTTGCTGTAATGTATTTTGCACCGTATTGGTTCAGTTCTTCGACAAGTTTGTTAAAGAAACGTATAAGTCTATTTTGACGACCTTTTTCGGTTTTTAGTTCTTGTGCTTTGGCATATTCTTTGTTATATGAACGAACAATTAAAGAATTGATAACATCGGGTAATTGCTCTAATAATTCACGCTTTTGTTGCATAGGAGTAATCGTTTTAATTACTCCGGTATATTCATACTGAACAAGTTCGTCACAAATTTGAAGTGCAAAATTAAACCTGCTGAAAAAAGTAGAAACATTTGTAGTTGTATTAATAATTTTTGCTGTTTCATTAAGTTGGTTTATACGATTAAGTGACGTTTGTGAATCAAACGTAGTCCTACTTACCGACGATTTTCCGCTGAAAACTTGATTAACGCCTACAGTTGTTTTATTATATACCTTGTTATATATAGCTTTTTTAGGATTGTTTATATATCCCATACCCTTTTTGCCGTATAGGGGATTGGTAGCTTTTTTTATAGTTCTTTTAAGTTTGCCTGTAGTGCGTGCTGAAAAAGAACGTTTTGGGGAAGGAGTTCTAAATCCCATTTTCATTTGTAATCACTTCCTTATTTTTTCTTTAAAATACAGTCTAAAAACCGACTTTACATTCAACTACTTTTCCTACTATCTCAACATCGTCTTGTTTTAAGTCATAAATTTGTGTTTGATGTTCGGGGTTATAAGATTGAGGCATAAGCATAACAATATTTTTCTCTTGCTTAAAGCGCTTTATCGTAAAAGTGTCATGATTAATACGAACTGCGGCGATTTCGCCGTTTTCAACTGTTGGTTGTACGCGAACAGTTACAAGACTTCCGTCGGGAATGTTTGCGGCAGTCATACTATCGCCCTTTACTTTTAAAGCAAAATATTTACCACCATGATTTAATTCTGTATAAGTATATCCCTCATAATTTTCTTCCGAAAATATCGGTAATCCTGCCGCAATATCTCCTAAGATAGGTATTCTGTGCATTACAGGATTGTATGGTACTGCTCCGTCGGGTAATGGCGGAAGTTCTTTCATTGGTACATCTTCTCCCATTAACCAAGGTATAGAAACATTTAGAATATTTGCGTAAGTATCTAATCGTTTTTGCTTAGCTACATATTTACCTGATTTGTATTGACTCATTACACTTTCAGGAGTATCTGTAAGTCTGCATAATTCAGCGGCGCTCATACCATTATATTTTAAAGCCTCTTTTAAGCGCTCGGCAAATGTAGATTTCATTTTATCTCACCTCTCTTACAAGTATTATACAATAAACTTTGCAAAAACGCAATATTTATTTTGAAAAAAATAAAAAAACTTTGCAAAACCTATTGACTTTGTAAAACCAAAGTGTTATAATGGCTTTGCAAACACAAAGTATAGGAGGTGTTAAAGTGTACAATTATAGCAAGCTTTTAGGTAGAATTAAAGAAAAAGGTTTTACTTTAGAAGCATTAGCAAAGAAAATAGGTCTTAATGTATCTACTCTAAGCAAGAAACTCAACAATAAAAGCGAATTTCATCAAGATGAAATTAAAAAAATATGTAGAGTGATTGATATAGAAATGTGTGATATAGGAACTTATTTTTTTTGCCAAGAGACTTTGGTTTTACAAAGTGATGTAGGTAATATAAGAAAGTAGGTGATTAAAATGGCATTAGAGAAGCCATCATACAGAGATAATATTGAAAGAATTAAAGAGTTCTTTCCGAATAAAGAGTTGTTAAAAGTTAAAGATGTTCAAAACTTCTGCGGTTTAAACAGAAAAACAGTGGAAAGACTGTTCGGCTTTAGTAAAGACGGATATATCTCAGTTGCAAAGTTGGCACGAGAGATGTCATAAATTAAATACCTTGCAGGCAGACACGGGCTATCCGCATATTATCCGTAAAGTAGACTTTTCCCAATGAGTTTAAATTTTAATGAAATCTGTTTTGCGGACGGTTCCTGTGTGCCTGTGAGGAAGTAAAGAGAGGTAAAACATATGTACATTATAGGTGTAGCTTTGTTTAGTTTCGGTATCGGACTATTCGGTGGTTGGAAGTTAATGAGAAAGGATGATAAGAAATGAATTTGATAATGAGGATATGGAACAGTCTAAATGAGAAAGGTCGTAGAGCGTGGGTTGATACCGGTAAAGCAATGGCAGATATGAAAGGCGGTATATATGCCGCAGAGGAACAACCACAAACACGCAGTCACAAGTTTGACGAAAAGACCAACAGACAGATAGACCAAGTGATTGCGTTGGTGAATGGCAAATGAAAAATACAGAATATATCATTGCGGTAACAATGTTTTCAATGTTGCTGATAGCATTTGAAATAATCGTGATGATGAATATAGGAGGATAACAAATGACAGCAGGTCAGATAAGTAAGCTACATAATTTATGCTTACAGATTAATTTGTTGGCGGCAAAACGTGACGATGCACCTGTCGTGATATACACAATAGTAGGTGACAATAAGTTTGCACCGGTTATATGTATAAGCGTATATGAGGGCAAGCCGTTTAAAGAAATTATGTCGTTGTGTATTCCGACTGACAAAACAGCCGATAAGAAATACAGATTACAATTAAAGATGTTGGATGACATCAAGAAGAAGTTGGAGGTGAAAGAAGATGAATAACGAAGTAGAGAACTACAATAATGA